GAATAATGTGAGGAATAAGTTCATTGGAAGCAACACGCATAGCAAAGCCAGCAGTAGAAGTAGCAGCCTTCTTAAAGAAAGCGGTCATGAAATGCTTTTCAATTCCACCCTCAAGGTTACCGTACCAACGACCCCAAGTAGTCATACTACGTGCAGCATCAGCAAAAACATTAAAATCTGGGTAAGCCCATTTACCAATCTGATCTGGGCGTAAAGCCATATGTTCAGAGCCAGACTCTGTAGCAACCTCGGAAGCACGAACACCAAGTTCATGACCATAACCAAAGATTTGACCACCAACAGTTTTGCTTGCACTTTGAGCAAGAGACTCTAGTGTGTTACTAATTACACTTGGATCGTTAGGAAAGCCCATGGCGTTCAATGCTTCAGATTGAATACTTAACCAAAGGTTTTTTGTTTCAGGTCCAGGAACAAAACGTCCTTTTTCAAAAGATCCAGAGTTAATGTAATTAGTTACCATGTTCTGCGCAAGTTTATGGCCCATGCCATTACGAGCAACATAATAAACATTTTTAAAAGTTGTTGGGTCTGTTGGATCAAATTCTGTATTAGATAATTTACTTAATATTTTATCTGAAGCAATAGGTGAATAGTTTGAAAAAGTCGCAACCTTTTTTGCAATAGCAGTAGAAAAAGTTGAAGGAGTTGGATTCAATAATAGTGGTGCAATCCAACGGGTTTCTTGCTGACCAGTTTCACTTAAGCCAGATCCAACCTTGCGTGGTAAGAAAAAGTTTGCAGCATTGTTTCTATCAAATGCAGCATCATCAAGATTACCAAACCCAGGTTGGCGCAACTTGTCAGCCATCTTAGAAACAGCAGAACGAACAACAGTGCGCGAAGGAATGATTGGATTTCCTGCAGTGGCAAAGCGATCAAATAGTTCGCCTTCCTTCATAGTGCGCAGGAAAACGTTATGTACTTCATCAACAGTTAAAGCATCTGCAAGTTCAGGAGCAATAGTTTGAAGTTTTGGAAACTTAGTTACAATTTCACCTGAAGTGCGAAGTTTTGAAATTTCTTCATATGCTCGTTTAACATTAGAAGCAGAACCCATAAATTTATCTGCAAGTGTAGGGTTATCCATTGCTGCTTTAAGTTTGTCAAGATTGTCTGCATTAGTAAAATGAAGACCATTGCGTGCAAAAAAATCTTGAACACCAGCACTACGAAAAAGAATAGGAACATCATTTGCAGTTTGAGAAATGTACTTTCCTTCTTTTACTGCAGCACGAGCCTTACCTGCCACCATAAGTGGGTCGGCTTCCCAATCAAACGTTCCGTCAACAATTCCAGAAAGAACACTTTTCCAACCGAAACTATTTGTTGCAACATTACTTTGGTCACCAAAAAGTTTTCCAACAAGATTTGCTGTATCACGCCCCATGGAAACTTCATAGTTAGGATTTTGCGAATCAGCATAAGAATTTTTAAACATTGATAAATGTCCACCAATGTGGCGCAAACCAGATGCTACAAGTTCTCCACCAAGTACAGTTCCTTCTGGTCCAGCAAAAGAACCAAGTGCTGCACCACCAGCAACAGCAGCGGCACCAAGAGTTCCCCAAATAACACCATGACGAGTGTAAAGAGAATGAACATAACGATAATCTGCTTGAACTTCTTGAAGAGGTTTGTTTAAAGCATCAAGCCCTTTAGATGCTCCTGCTTTTAAACCATCATACCAAGTAGTTGCATCATGAGAAATGTTTTGCCAAGCAGACTGAAAAGCAGACATGCGTGCAGAATGAGTAATGATCTGTGCAGAAAGTTCTGGATTATCAGAACGCACAACGTCTGAAGCAAGTTGTGGAGAATTAGAAAGACCAGGGTTATTGTTTAAAGCGTGATTAATACTAGCAACTTTATCCGCAGAATTAAAACCCTGTGTAGGATCGCTAAACAATTAGGCACCCCCGCCAAGGCGAGCAGCCAACTGCTGCAAGGCAGGGGAAGAATTATTTGCACTAGCCAAAGCCCTAACTACACCAGCAGCATTTTGTTGCTGTGCAATAGCAGGACTAGGCAATCCTAAAGAAGCCATGTCTGGACCCATGCCAAGATTAGAGCCAGATGTTACTGGCTCATGTGGGCGCTGAGTAGGTGCGCCAAGTGGTGTAATAGGTGCTGGTTGAACTGGAGGCTGTGGTGAAGAGTTAGTTCCAGCATTAGCAATAGTAAGCGGTGAAGGTGTTGATGGAGAAGGGGCAGCAGCCTCCATTGGAGCAGAGGCTTGTGTAGCCATCATCTGCTGTCCCTCCCCATACGGAAGACCAGAAATGTAACGTGAAGCCTGCTTGCTGCCAGGACCACCATCAGTGCGTTGCGCTAAAGCGCCAGGGCCTGAAACAGGAGCAGGACTTGTAGGACGTTGATATCCTCCACGAGCCATGTTTCTACCGCCTTCTTATTTTAAACTGAATGATTTATCTAGCAGCCCAAACTTCACATCTGGACGTTTATTTAATTAGAACTTCTGAACTTTGCCAGCGTTCTTTCCTGAACCAGCCTGACCCTTTGGTGCATAACCAAAAAGAATCTTGCTTGCGCCAGGCTTCTTAACACCCGAAGGCATAGCCTGTACTTTTGCACCCTGAACTGGTGCCTTACCTGAACCACCCTGATTGGCTGGTTTCTTTCCCGATCCGAAAGCCATATTTTTCTCCTTTAACCTGCTGGGACCATTCTTGCAACACTCGCTGAAAGAGCGGCGTTTCCGCCACGACCCAGACCAGCGAGGAGTTCTTGTACGGCAGGACGACCACCAGGGCCCATACCTGCCTGACCTGGCACCACTGAAGGTGGTAAACCAGTGCGAGTATTAAGTTCTGCGCCACCACCAGGAGCACCTGGCTGACCACCTGCGGCTGCAGCAGCAGCCTCTTCTGGAGAACCAGGGGCAGGTGCTGCCTGTGGCTCAGGCTGGAAAGCATCCATAACTGCCTGAACAAGTTCTTTGCCACTACGACGCTCATCAATAACTGTAGCAATACGTTTCAAAATTTCGCCAGGATCCTGACCATTCTGGGCAAGAATAGGAATAGCCTGTGCATAACCAGACATAGCCTGAATGAGAGAGTCTGAAAGTTTTTCAATCTCAATCTTTTGCTCTTCAAGAGTGACGTTAACTTCCCAAGGCATTTGACGACGCAAGAAGTCACGTGAGATTAGTTGATCGCCACGTGCCTGCAAACCAAACACCAAAGCCTGATTAGGGTTAAGTCCAGCCATGATACCGTACGTCACATCAACGATGTGTTCGCCAGCAATGTCCTTGTTAGGGGTGTACGTGATTTCGTAAGGAGATCCAGCATCAACACCACGAACAGTCTTTGTGTGATCTCCAAATAAAGCCTCATCGACTTCAAAACAAATCTCCATGACATCGCGGAACGCGACAGCCATAACAGACTGAGCAGTCTTAACCTGAGTATCAAACCCACCCATAAGGGCTTCAACACCACGGCCAGTAACAATAGAACCAGACTGATTACCGAGACGACCCTCAGGGTAACGTGAACCAGTACGCATTTCCTGATCCAACTGGGCTTGTTCTTGGAACAAACCAGGAGGCACGTTCAAATCAACGCGACGAATCTTCTCAGGTGTAGCCGAACGAATGGTGGCATCTGGGCCGATTTCCAGAACATTAACATCAGCAGGCAGCGCATAAGGGGCCTGAACTGATTTCTGGGCCGCTTCGAGACTCAAAGTAGCGAAACGTGCACGAGCGACCTGAACCCACAGCACATCGTCAAACTGGCCACGCAACTGCTCATCAGAGTCAACGCCAGGACGTACGGCAGCAACAACCATAATTTTGCCGATAGGGTTAGGCACAGATGCCAAAACAAAATTACCACGCTCAGGCAAGTACAGAGTAGTCTGATCCTTGTCGTGGTAACGGTACATTTCAAGAGTAGAGTTCTGGCCACCAGCACGGTAACGGCCACGAATAACACCCTCATGCTCAGGGAACTCTGAACACAAATCTTCAACAGTCTTAACATAACGCTTCGTGTAAGACTTCAAACGACCAAAACGATCAAACTCTGGATATGCACCAATAGGGTTATCAAGACGAATAATTGGCATCTTACGTTCGTAATCAGCCTCAATAACAATAGGCATCATACCAAACGTAATGTAACGATCAGCACCAGTAAACATCTGGGTTTGCAAACGTGACTGGTCACGGTAACCTGCAACAATCATGCTGCGCTTATCAGCACGAGCACGTGCACGATCAGACACAACATTAGAAGCATTGCAGTTAAACGCAGGTAGTGGGGCAATAACTTCTGCTACGTCGCGTGCCGCA